CAAGATCCATATCCTATATCAATATCCAATGACCTAACCTATTTTGTCTAAATATATTTTCCACTAGCACAAACACTAACGTCCTATCTCAAGACCATCCGTCGTATGAACAAAAATAAGTTAAGAACTCTATGGGTGAGGGGCAAGTTGCTTCACTCCTCATTGCCGGCTACGGGGGTAGTGGTTGTTGTGATCTTGTAAACAACCCCAACTAGAGCACCTGCAATGTTGTGATACTTGTGAAGCTCTTGGAGGTCTTTGAATTGCTCCATGTTTGTACTTTCAATTGCTTTCTCAAGATCCTCCGCATGATTCTCGTATTGCTTCAAGCTCTTTATTAGATTGAGTCGGAAAGCATTTACATTTGTCGTAATAATAATTCCCGTCTCTCTAACCATGGCCAACCATTCTGGGTTCTTTGCGATTTGGCTAATGGCTTCTTCGCAAAGAGTCACGAGGAACACGATTATTGAACCCATGTCCCCCTTTTTCTTTCCCTTTTTCACAATTTTCTCATTCGCCCAAAGTTTTTGGTCGTCTGTCATGGTGTGTATTGTTGCGCCTCCTTCGTATGTTTTCTTTTCCTTGTTCTCTTTTCCGATCAAGCGAATTGTGAGTGAAGGATTAAAGAAACTGCTCGCGCTCCCGATCCCTTGCTTGCCTTTCCCAAGCCCCGTGCTCGTAGTCCGCCCCTTTCCAGCTCCTTTCCCGGTTGGCTTCTTTTTTATCACGATGTTGGGTAGCTTTTCCAATGCATCTCCAAATAGAATCTCCTCTGCCATCTCAATACGCAAGTTTGAGATCTTGTCCTTGCGCTTCTTTTCATCAGTTTGGTATGTCGCCTTCTTCTTCAAGAGCTCTTCCACTTGATCCCAGTATTCTTGGACCGAGTCGTAGCCAGGAAGATGCTCCACACAAAGTCCATAGATCTGGCAAACAGGTTTCATGATTTGATTAGTTATGTAAAAGCGGTAGTCTGGTACGAGGTTCTTTTCCCGAATGAAGTCCGGGTGTTCGATGCGATCACCTTGTAGCTGAATCTCTGTTCCCGTGGAAGGGACAAAGTAGATATAGGGAATTCGATCGTTCACTTGTGGCTTGTTTCCCGGATCACGAAGGGCCATGCGGTCCGCCAACACCCGGTGAGCAATCTTCAAGGGATCCTTGTAATGCCCTCCAAGTGTCTTTGTGATGATGAGATCCTCAAGAGGGATACTTCCGGACACGATGTCCGTGAGATATTTCTTCAAAAATTCAACTGAGGCACTCAAACTATATTGGTTCAGCAAGCAGTCAATCAATCCACCATAAATCTTTTTAACAATGGGTGCATTGTCGCGCCTTTTCAAGACGATTCCCATAGACTTTTGTTTTGGCTTCTTTGTCGCGTCGTCCTCGTACAAATTTCCAACATACCGCTTCTTGGAAAATATGATAAAGGGGAACAAAGTCTTTTCGTATTCCAAGCATTGGGGCGCGGGTAAGAAGGGTTTGATGGCTTTCGAACCAATCTGTCCAGCTTTGATCGCGTAAGGTAGCGCCTCTTTGCCCTTCACAATAAAGCCATGCTCATCCTTACAAGGGAACTTACAGAAAATAGAGTCCGTATCGCCATATATGACCTCTGCTTGGTAGTTGTCCTCCATGAATGCTTTGGCTTGCATTATTCGCTCTCGTCCGGTGGCCGTTGTGCATGCAGCAATCTCTTTTAGGTAAATTGGGCTAGTACGGCTCCCAATCTGCCCGTAAAGCGAGTTGGCTGTCACTTTATAGGCAACTTGCAAAGCATCAAGAACAGCAACTTCGAAGGGATTGTAAGATGGCGAACGGACATCAAGGTCATCTTCGGACACCGTTGTTTCCTTGCCTGTCTCAATATCGGAGACAGTGTACCCATTGGGCCCAAACGAAATGAGGCCTGTGTGTTGCGAGCCCTCTTTCGTCGTAAGCGTTTCATAATCAATCTTCTTACGAGTATTCTTGCGTTGCTTTAGGAGCTCCATCAGAATGGAAGGAATCACACCCTTTTTGTTGTCTGGAAGCTGAGCAAACACAACTTCTTTTTTACCTGACACGACCTTCTTGTCACCAATCCCAGTGTATTCATCATATGTTACCGTCACATAGGTGACCCCTGAATCTGCAAGATTTCCGTACTTTTCGGGATTCAGCAGGATTCGATCGTGGGACAGATCGCGCTCAATCATCGAAGATGGGTAAAGAGATGCGAAATCAAACACTGTGATTGGGTCTTCGAGGTAGATGCCAACCTTTGGAGGTAGCACAATCGCCCCCTCATAACCAACTTCGTTGTCTATTGTCTCTTCATTAAACGACCGCAATACGGGAATGAGCATCCGCAACGACCGGCAAAACTTTGCCACAAGTGAGAAGATCTTGACTCCTTGACCACGCATGAACAGATAGCTCAGGGGCACGGAGCACACATTGCCCATGCCAACATTGTTCTCCAACACCTTGAGCTTGTGGAAAAGGCGGTTAACAAGCGCACAATCCTGAATACAGTACTTGGCAATCTCGCATCGGTCCGCACTAGTTCCTTTGAACTTCTCGAAGATCTCATTGGGCTTGAGGTCGTTCTTCCGGTCCCCAAGGAACAGCTCTGCCACCGCATCAAGCTTGTACGAATCAAGCTTTTGGTCGCGTTGAAGTACTTTGTACATGTCGATGCTCACCAAGCCATCAAGATCAATGAACCTCATCACATTCATCCCGAGGGCTGATGATGCAAGCTGTTGCTCCGCGAGCCAAGTTCGCCGGGTACAGAGCCGACCAAGACCGATGGATAGATCGTCTACACAATCAACTTCCTCGGCCCGTTTCCAAATGTAGTCCATATCAAACCCAAAGATGTTGTACCCAATCAAGATATCCGGCTCAAGGCGGGCGATGAAGTCCTTCCATGCCAAGATCACATCTTCTTCTGTTTCATAGCTCTCAACAATTACACCATCTATGGGATCGCACGAGTTCAATGTAACAATGTGCTTGTAGATGATTTCGTCGGATCCGTACCGATGCACCGTGGTACCAATTTGGATCAGGGGATCGCCCTTGAGCTCAGGAAGGCCCTTGTCCATGATGGCTTTGATCTCGAGTTCCACGAGCGACTTCACAGCCGGCTTCGCCCCTGCTTCACCGTCGTCTTCGGCATCCGCATCAATCTTTTCCTCGTCGATGGGATCATCTACCTCATTCGGCACCTTGCGAAGCCATAATGTGAGTTTTGGTACGATGGCCTCTACAAGAACATGAAGCCGTCCCGGGTTTTGGAGTTTCTTTGTAAACACTTGATGAACCGTGACTGTTGGAGTTCCATACTCTTTTGTTTCATGAAATGCATCCATGATCATGCTATAGATCGCCTCGTCCGTTGGCACACCATTCACCTTAGTGAAGGCCACCATGTCTTGTGCGAGCTTCAAGTATTTTTTCTTCGGGACAGGAAAGTCGCCATGGCTACTAGTACATTCAATATCAAAGGATGCGATCAGAAGTGGGGCAATTTGATCCCGCTTCATCATATGCACATCCGTGAACTCCACCTTGGCATTGATCTGGCACCTTGACATGGGCATCTCATCACCATCTTCTTCAATTACCGTGTATGTTCCCGCGTTCAATCGAACCCACCCACAAGGGTTCACCTTTCTCTCGTGCATGAATCGAAGCAAAGGGTTAATGTTGCTTTCGTACAACTTGTAGCCTTGCTTTACAAGCTCGCGCATGTAGTACCATTTCAGGCAGTTGAACAGTGCAAGGGATTTTACTTTGATTTTTACGAAAGGGAATTCCTCGCCGTTGTTGAATCCCCAAAAGTCCTTTCGCATGATTTTTTTGACATACACGAGATGGCTCTTTAGCTTGCGAGGAATCACATCTCTGCGAGAGGACACGCCTTTGAAAGTACTCATGTATTTCCCATTCATCAAGTGCTCCTTGTGCTCTAGTATCTTTTTGTGAATGTGACTATCGGACTTTCCCTCCCAATCCTTCTCAGGGAGTCGGACATAGAAGCTTGGCTCGAACTTTTCAACGGCCACACACACGGAATGCCCTTCGTTCGTAGCCCCAAACATAAGGACCTCGTAAGAGGGAGGCTCGTCCGGGTAATCAACACCATACCGGTCTTTGTACTCTTTCATTTTAGGAACACGATCATCTTCTTGAACAAACCAATCGATGACTTGAAACTCAAGGTTCTTATCGCCATCCCACGATGACTCAAGGATCGGGCGAGGAAGCTCAAGCTCCATGGCAAAACGGATCGGGAAAGACGGCTTGAAATGGGAGTCGCGCTTTGTACTACTTATCTCTATCAGCTAGACATTTAAGTGCCAGCTGTCCGGCTCTTGTTATTGCTTTTTCAAGTTTAATGTCTATCATTTTTTGTTTCTTTTCAGACAAGTAGAGGGTGGTGATGTCATCATATGGTACGACCACATTTGTGGTGTTGTTGCTTGTCCTGTGTTACCTAATTTATGATACATACTGGAATAAAGAGGTTGAATGGGTCACATCAACGGTTGATGGGCGACCCTACCTCGTACAAACCATGCCTGACAAGCAAGATGCTGCGGATCTCATGGCCAACATTCGTAAACGATTAGAGACCCTCGTCGATCACTATGCTAAAACGGAGCCTTCCGATGAACGAGTTGAAAAAATTATAAAGAACTTTCGTCCAAATGAAATAAGTGAAGGTAACGATGATGCCAAGTACACGAGCTACGCCATCAACAAGGGTGAGAAGATTGTCTTTTGCCTACGTTCAAGGGACGAGAAGAAAGAGTTAGTTGACTTGAATACCATGACGTTTGTAGCCCTTCATGAACTCGCGCACATTGCCACAGAATCCGTTGGACACACTGATGAGTTTTGGACCAACTTCAAGTGGATACTAGGTGAAGCAATTAACATTGGCATTTACCAAGACCGGGACTACAAAAAGTCGCCTCAACCCTATTGTGGCATAACGATTTCAGACAATCCCCTTCATGACTAGACACCCCATGGCTACACTCCCGTGCTCCCAAATCCCCCCGTGTTCCTCTTAGTGTCGGTAAGTTCCAGAAAGTCAACCTCCTCAAGGATTGGAAGTTCGATTTTCTCAAAGATTACTTGACCAATCCGATCGCCAACTTGAATCTCAAAGTTTTCCGGGCCGTGGTTGAAAAGAATCACCTTAATGGAATCCCGATAGTCGGAATCAACAACACCCGCACCCACTTGAATTCCTTTTTTGTATGCCAAGCCCGAACGAGGAGCGACGCGCGCGTAAACGGTATTGGGAAACTCGAGAACGATTCCGGTGTCAACGGCCATCCATGACCCTGAAGGTACAAGTTTCCATTCACACGCTGCCAAATCGTATCCAGCTGCGCCTTCTGAGCCCCTAGTCGGAGTTTGGGCTTTTGGATGGATCTTTGAAAACCGATAAGAAGGTAGCATAATCATTTGCTTCTAATGAGATTGGTGTGTTGCTTTATGTCATTTTTTGAAAAAGAAAAGTAGCTTAAGAAAGTAGTGTTCAAAAACACTAATGGACGATACCTTTCTTAATGATACGTGGTGTCTCTATTTCCATGATCCTGACAACGATGACTGGGGAGATGACAGCTATCACGCAATATGTACGATGAGTACATCCGAGGATTTTGTGAATGTTCATCAACTCCTTCAAGACGGTTGGTCGAAAGGCATGTTCTTCATAATGCGGGAACACATTCGCCCCCAATGGGAAGACGAGAACAACCGCTACGGAGGGTGCTTCTCTTTTAAAATTATGAAGCATGAGGTATCGAGCTATTGGTTTGAACTTGGTTCTAAAGTTTTGGGTGAAACCATGACAAGCGAGTCGCATCGTCACAAGTGGGATAAGATTTGCGGAATGTCAATTTCGCCAAAGCGAAGCTTCTGTATCCTACGTCTTTGGGTATCTCAACAAGACTATAATGATCCGGCGCAATACAATTTCAATGCGCCACCATATACAAAAATAATGTTTCGTCCATACTCAGATAACAAGGACTTTAACTGTCTTGCTGAGCAAGGCACAACTTGATCTCGCCTAATGAGGCGACTTGATATCTTAGTATGAGCGGGAAGTTGTTGTTGAGGTATATTTCAACGACATTGTGTAGGTTAGTGCACTTTGTGAACATGACGAGGTACTTCAAGTTGAACACACCTTGAATGATCTCGTGTGGTTTTGCTGACTTCTTTACAATGCTCAAGTTTTGGTTGTTCTCAATACCGAGGATGGTCTCTTGAATGCAAAACTCACCCTTACAGTTGAAGCACAACTGGTTTTCGACGTTGCGGATCTCGATGAAATCTGCGAGGTTGTGCATGTCCCGGATGATTTTCTGGAAATCCACGGACGGCATCGTGATGATGGTCTGGAATTCCGGAGGGGGGATCTTAATATTAACAACGTTGATGTCGAGCATGCTCAACTTGTAGTTAGTCCGGACGTTCTTCTCGGGGTTCTCAATACGAATTCCGAGGCGGTTCGGGTCATTGCGCTCCACAAAAAGGGTCAATACGTCCTTATTTCCAATTGTTTTTATGAGAACATGTAATTTCAATATGTTAATACCAACATAAAGCTTCTTCTCGCAAAAGTAATTCTCAAACTTGTCCGCATCTAGCTTTAGATGCACCAATACCACACGGGTGTTGTCAAGAGCCACGATCTTCATACCTGTTTCGTCAAACTCTAGGTTGACATCCATGAGGATTTCTTTTAGCGCATCAACGACCTGCTTGAATGTAGACGATTGCACGGTCTTAATTTCGAGCAAGTATGGGGAATTCGTTGTGGAGGGCATTGACGAGAGCGATGGAGAAGGTGACATCGTTGGGGATTGTAAGGGTGAAGATGAAAAGGTTGCGTCCATTGGTGGTGTTATACATAAATCAGATTGAACCGCCGTTTAAGTACTTTTGGGTGCAGCCGCCGGGGTAGGAAGTGTGCGAATTATCGTACCATCCGGCTGAATGGTGGGCTTGATATGGGAAGTAGCGCGGTGCATTTCAAGCTCATATGCAGCCACTATTTCACGACGCTCCTCCCATTCCGTCTTGGGTTTTGGCTCCTCCTTTTGAATGTTTAAAAGTCTACAAATGGCATCTGTTACATTACCCTTACACACCTGAAGAGCTAATATGGCTTCATCTCGCGTTCCACTCCCCACTTGGTCTAGAATGAGGTCGATGGTATCTTTTCTCTTGGACATCCTATTCTATTCTCCGAAAAAGCTAAGTTTTAAGCCACTGTCAAAAGGAAAATGTGAAGAATGTGTAAGAGAACTGTCATTATGAAGACATTTGTATGGAGCGCATATGGTGGCATTGAAGAAGTAGACCTATCTGCGCTCATGGAGGCATACGATACCGATAATAAGAAGCCCGATCAAGCCATTGAACAATTTGATAATGGCAAAAGAACTGTGTCAAGCCGATCCCAATTCATGCAAGCTCCTTCGACGAATCTGATCAAGACACGTGACCGTAAGGCGCGCGAGCCACTATTTAAATTCCGGACGTTGTCACACAAAAAGTACGAGCTCAACATAGCCATTCAAGCAAAAACCGTATACAAGTACAAAATCCCTGTGCTCTGTAAGTACTATGTTGCAGTGGATCGTACATCCAACGTCTACGATACTAAAATTACGTCGAGTTCGAGCGCGAGTGGTCCCATAGCAGACGCAACGAGTGTAGTGTGGGGGAGCGACATCAACCTCGTTGTTGATACCAAAGCCACACATATCAAAATTAATGTCAAATTTAGGGTGACAGGAGCCGTCAACATCAGTGTTTTCCACGGAATAAGCACGGATGACCCGGAAGCCGAGCTCTACTGCCTTGATGGCTCGTTTGCTGTCCTAACGGAAGTATGAAAACTCTTTCTTTGCCATCAATAATGGACAGACCACGCAAACTCCGGGTGTGGCACACAGAAGAAGAGGAATATTTACAGAGCTTAGCAAAGCACTGCGAGGTTCTTTCAATCCATTATAATGAGATCTATAATGACTACAAACAAAAGGAAGTGAAGTTCAAAATTCCCGTCATTGTTACCGGAAGCTTCGTAGGAATGCTTTCATTTGGGTCTTCGCAGTTCTCGGAGCTTCAAACGAAGCTCATCTCAATTGGTGTTGGATGTACATCCATTCTTATTTCCATCATAAGTTCGATTGAGGCGTATCTTCAAATAGGGCAAATCATGAGCGGAAGTCTTTTGGCCGCCACAACATTCAAAAAGATCAAAGAAAAAATAGACGTGGAACTCGCGTTGCCCGTCGAAGATAGGAATCAAAGTGGTGTCTTAATGGCACGGCAATGCAATGCCGAGTACGTTGATATGATTGAAATTGCCCCGTCGGTGGATTTTAAGAAAATATTGTCGCATCCACCCCCATTCATAGTGTCACCCATAGTATCAATCCGTTAGTGAGTTTAAGGCGTATAGAGCTTTGCTATTTCATACGCTATATACTCGTACGGGTGCTCGTCCGAATGTTGGCCTATAACATCGCTAATATTTGTTGGATTACTAGACCGGTAACACAAATACATGTCCTTGCTATCCTTGGGGTTCTTATATACCCATTCATCTACGTCGGGGTTCGAGCGAACATCGCACATAAGCTCACTTCGTTTTTTGGATCTAGTGAAGCCTAGTCCTTTCACCATGTGGTTTGTTAAAAATACTTGAGAATTTGACCCATCTTCGTTCGCAAGACTACTTTGTTCCTTCGTGAACTTTCTTTGATATATGTGTACTTTTTCGTGAATGAGGGTTCTAACCAAAGCTTCCTCAGAACCTTTTATCAAAGAATCGTGTACAAATATCACATCCTCGCGCGTATGTGGCATTCCATCTTCAATTGTGTCACCAATCAAGGCGAGCTTCCATAGAATCGCGGCGGCCTTAGTTCCGTCAAAGAATGCAACGGGTTTCTTACTGAAATCTTTGAAGAATTTGTCAGCTTGAACACATGCATTTTGAAGAGTGGCCTTTTGGTCCCCATTAAATTCTTTGGCAGCGTAATAGCCTCGAAGTCGATACTCTTCTTTACACGCCGATTTACGCGCGACGAGATCCGATGTGGACATACTTTGAACATATTTATCATTATCGTGGAGTAAGAAGTGTGCTGTGTCAGTTTGTGATACGAATTGTACATTGTCCTTTGCGCCACCGCCTGCGACATCGCGTTCTCCCTCAAATGCTTCTAATGGTATGGTTGACACTAATGGCTTTGTTGTGTGGTCGTTGGGTGCAACGGATCGCATCAGCGACGACACCAGAATCATAGTGAGGAGAAATGCTACGTATATTTTAAAGAATAAAATAAGCGCTTGCCTCCATGATGATATTTTGAAGCTCATATCTTACTCGGCACCTTAAAATCTATAGATACATTGTTTTTTTGATGTAATCGCCCATGTCATCGTTTTGGGTTTTGAGAACGAAATTGTCAACATGTTCCCGCCCTATCGTAATAGGAAAGCTTATGACCTCTGTAAAAGGAGATGTTGGGATGTATCTTGCCATATTCAGCCAACTTACGATGCTATCAAGGCCTCTGCGAAGATTCCTAACTCCCTTCTCAGCTGGCACTCTTTCTATTATATATTTGAAAACATCTTGATCAATCATAACGTCCGTCAAGAGCATATTGTATTGCTTCAGAATATCAGGCATAAGGTAGTTTGTTGCAATTTTGATCTTTTCGTCACGTTCATACCCGTTGACATGAATTACAGTCATCCGGTCCTTCAGAACGGGGTTGATCTTTGATTCGTCATTGAAACTAAACACCATGATGGCCTTCGATAAATCGAGTTCAATTTCTCCAAAGAAACGATCCGTGAATTTGTCATTTTGCGAAGCATCGGTCAAGTGTGTGAGAATTGATGCAATCTCCTCGCCTTTTGGTGTGTCCGAAACTTTATCAAGCTCATCAAAGAAGATAATGGGATTCATTACATTCGCCTTCATAAGTACTTCGGATATGCGACCATACGTAGAGCCTTCGTACGTGAAACCGTGACCCTCAAGGAAGGCTGCATCAGATGCGCCACCGAGAGGAATGAACCCAAAGGGAATACCAAGTGCTTTGCTGACACCTTCTTTGAGAAGCGTAGTTTTACCAATCCCCATGGGACCTTGAATCCCAATACAGTGTCCTTTTGCCGCCGGATTTGATATCCATTGCGCGAGTATACGAACAATGTGTTCTTTGGCTTCTTTGTGGCCGTATACAACTTCATCCAATGAAGAGCGGGTTGATGACAACAACTGGGATATGGTAGCCGGCGATGCTACGTTTTCAATAGAAAGGGTATGATATTTTCCCAATGGCATTCGGCTAATGGAATCTATCCAAAGCTGGTATTTGTGGTAGTCACCCGATCCATCATTCATTTCGACGAATTGGTCCATACGTGATAATATGTGTAGTTTTGTTGCTTTTTCGATAGGGGCAGATAACACCTGAAACCGAAATGGTGTTTGTATTTCGGCATCGTTTGTAAGATCTTTGTATTTTTGAAATAGTTGTTCTTGTTCGGCATCCGAAATACTCAAGAAGTAGTTCTTTTCTCGCGGACTAAATCGTCGCATGTGATCCTTGTACTTCTTTATTGGCTTTGTACCCGGTGGGGCCGTATGAGGATTCTCTTTTGCGTACTTTTTGGCTGCCTTGAGAACCCGAAGTGTTGATTTCGATACGTCCGATTCGCACCTATAGTTATAGCCCGCACCAGCTGCCCCGCCTTCTTCTTCGTCGCTTTCCGATTCGGATTCAGATTCTGTGTCGGTTTCATAATCGCCTTCGCTCTCATCCTCGCTCTCTTCTTCATCGTCTTCGCTCTCATAGTCGCTCTCATCCTCACTTTCACTCACCATGCCATCCGACGTATCTTCTTGAGATCGCATAGGGTCATAGTCGCTATCGCTTTCATCCGACTGATCGTCATCTTCCTCAAATACACACCGCCTTTTCATAGACCTTGGGCGGAGTTGATAAGGACATACATGTGTTGTCATAACGATAGTTGTTGTTATAAGAGTTTCAAAGTTACAAGAGTTACAATCTTACCTCATTTTTTATCCTTCCAGATTGCCATAAGAATTAGCTTAAAAAATTGATGACAAATACAAGTTGACACATGAAACATAGTCTGGAACGCATTTAAAAATCTCAAACATATATCAGATATACTCGAGCAAGGGCCACATATAGAGTATCAAGGTCATGTCGATCTACAAAGAACTCTCTTATGATCAACACATTGACGTGGTACGTGGAATCCAGTTTGGCGTGCTGGGACCGGAGGAAATTGAAAGGCGATCCGTTGTTGAGGTGAAGAAAACAGATACGTATAGTGGCAATGACCCTGTTGTTGATGGCCTATTTGATCCGCGCATGGGTGTTCTCGAGCATAGCAGAGTGTGTGCAACTTGTGAGCAGAAAAACAATTTCTGCCCCGGTCACTTTGGTCACATCAAGCTCGCCCGGCCGGTCTACCATGCCATGTTCTTCGATCATGTGAAGCGCCTCCTAAAGTGTGTGTGCTACCGATGCTCTCGCATTCTTGTATCCCATGACAGTGCTCATGCCGACATTCGCGAAGCAGTCAAAAAGGCACAGTCCATCAAAAATCTAGAAAAACGTAATAGCGCGATGTTCAAACTATGTTCCAACAACAATAAGTTGAAGAAGTGCGGTGACGGTAATCCCGGCGGGTGCCATGCCCGCCAGCCGAGCAAATACTTCAAAGAGAATGCGCTCAAGATTATGGCGGAATGGAAAGAGGTTGGTATGCCTCCCGAGCGAAAGGAGTTCACTCCTGAAGAGGTACTAAGCGTGTTTCAACGTATTAGCGAGGCCGATATGGAGATGCTTGGCTACAATCCAAAATGGAACCGCCCTGAATGGATGATCTGTACCGTCCTTCCTGTGCCACCACCCTCTGTGCGACCTTCAATCATTGAAGAGAACGGCCAGCGTAGGGAGGATGATCTCACTCATAAACTGTGTGATATCATCAAGACCAACAACCAATTGACACAGCGCATTGAACGAGGCAATGCTACGGAGGAGCAACTTCGTCTCACGACGATGGTGCTACAGTATCACGTGGCAACCTTTATTGATAACCAAATTCCCGGTATTCCGCCGGCGCAACAACGCAATGGCCGTCGTCTAAAATCGGTGTGCGACCGTCTCAAAAAGAAGGAAGGTCGTATTCGTGGAAACCTCAACGGTAAGCGTGTGGATCAATCGGCCCGCTCGGTCATCACGCCCGACCCGTACATTAGCCTCGATGAACTTGGTGTTCCTATCAAAATTGCCATGAATCTCACGTTTCCTGAAACAGTCAACGTGTACAACATTGAGCATTTGAAGAAGCTTGTTCAAAACGGCCCTGACGTATGGCCAGGTGCCAAGTACGTGCGAAAGGCTAGCAATGGAAACACGTTTTCGCTCCGACTATCCGTTGAAAAGCGAAACGAGCTCTCCGCAGAGCTAAAAACGGGCGACATTGTCGATCGCCATTTGCGCGACGGCGACTATGTTCTATTCAACCGACAGCCATCTCTCCATAAAATGAGTATGATGTGCCATCGCGTGAAAGTTATGCCGTACCAAACGTTTCGTTTGAATGTACTAGTAACTTCGCCATACAACGCTGATTTTGATGGAGATAAATCCTACCAGGATGGTCTTGTCTCCAACAGGTAGCTGCTTAGTGGGTTGTGGTTTTTACCCTCTAAGGAAAACAGTGGAATAACCACCAGATATGGTAAGGTAATGTGTGCCTTCCATTTCTGTATATAACTACCTAGTGGGTGTTGCGATAATCGCACCACCTGCAAGATACTCAAATTGCGGGAAACCCCTTAGAGCCTGATTGTACCGCCGGCTATTCGAAAGAACTGCTTGGCACTACGCGTAATGGCGTAGGTATGCTCGGTGAATGAGAGTTCAAATATTATATAAAGATGAAGCTATATAGATTGTAGATAACATGGACTTCGATGCCACGGGAAATAAAATTCTCGACGACGTGGAAGGTGTGTTTGGTGAAGTTTATAAGATAACAAATTCGTTATCAGGAAAGTCCTATGTAGGTCAAGTGCGAAGTCATCGTCTTAATCATTTCAGGTACCGTCCATTCGGTTCGCAAGGTCGCTTTAAAGACCACATCAGCGAGGCCATGTGTAATACAAAAAAATGCCAATGCTCATTTCTGAACTCATCAATTCGGAAAAATGGGGCGGAGTATTTTTCTGTAGAGACATTGGAACGTTGTTGTCTTGAAGACATTGACGGATGTGAAAGAAAATGGATTGCTACTGAGAACACATTATATCCGAATGGTTACAACCTTACTCGAGGAGGTAAGACGTTGGAATCTATAGGATATGTGTGTGAAGGACCAGAGCGCACTTATGAAAAGAAGGGACGACGAACTTACCAAACCGTGGAAACAAAACAGAAGATATCTCAAAGATTGAAGGATGCCTTCAGTGACCCATTAATGAGAAAGGCACAATCACAACGTACCATTGAACAACACTTCAAAAGCAAACTTGAGCGATTGAAGAACGTGAATATGGATCGAAATAAAATCGATACATATGTACACACTTACAATGGTTCAAAGTACGTTGGGTACCGTGTGCTAATTGATGGTAAACGAGCTGACTTCATGATTCCGAGACAGACATCTTCCGAATTAAACCTACAATCTACAAAAGCAAGAGCTATCATGTTTATAAATGAACTTATCATGTACCAAGAGCGTGGTAAAAACTAATCAGGATTGGGCAATCCGCAGCCAAGCTCCCTACCCTCGTTATGGTAGAGGCGGGAGAAGGTTCAGAGACTAAATGGGTGTCGGTTACCAATGACGGCCTAGCCAGCTTGAGGTAGCTTAAGATATAGTCCGGCTGCATGTGAAAGCATGCAGGTTTCACGGAGATGAATACACATTGCCCCCAGAGCATTCAAACCATGAGCGAGCTCATGGATTTCGCATCAGTTCCATACCACATCATCACACCAAAAGATGCTGCACCAATCATTGAGATCGTTCAAGATACAATGCTCGGAGCTTACCGCATCACAAAAGATCACATTCGCATCAACGACAAAACAATGGCCAACCTCCAAATGGTAAATAGCTATTTCAACGGCTCCCTTCCGGAACCCGATGACAAAGATGCCAACATGTACACTGGTCGCCAAGCGTACTCAATCGTCCTTCCTCCATCCTTGTTCCTGAAAGTCAAGAACAAGAAAGGCGACATGGTCACGATCGAGGATAGCGTAATCACAGGAGGCGCAATCGACAAACAAGCATTCACAAAGACATCAAAGGGTATCATCCCCATCCTCTTCCACGACTATGGACCATTCGAAGTCCGGCGCTTCATGGACAACACTCAGCGACTCATTTGTAGGTGGCTCGTTACATCCGGGTTTAGTGTTGGTATTTCTGACCTTGTCATCCCGCAATCGATCACCGATGACATCAAGAAGAAGATCCACGACAAGAAAACGGACGCTTACAAGAAGATTGAGGATGTGCGGAAAGGCGACCTCACGAACAACTCCATGATGAACAACCACGATCATATGGAGAGCGAGATCAAGAACATTCTAAACGACCTCAACAGCTTGGTGAGTAAGCTCGTTACAGAGGCACTTGATGATAACGATAACCGCATGGTGAACATGATCAAGTCCGGATCGAAGGGCAAAGACCAAAATGTAGCACAAATGATTGCAAACGTAGGCCAACAAAATGTGGATGGCAAGCGTGTCGCCTATGGGTTCACCGATCGTACGCTTCCCCATTACTCCAAGTACGACGACGGACCTGATGCCCGTGGCTTCGTTGAGAACTCATTCATCTCAGGGCTCACACCCCAAGAAGTTTTCTTCCATGCCATGGGCGGCCGTGAGGGGCTGATCGACACTGCAGTAAAAACGTCGGAAACAGGATATATTCAACGCAGACTGGTAAAGGCGATGGAGGACTGTAAGATATACTACGATCAAACTGTCCGCAACGCATCCGGCAACATTGTTCAATTCATCTATGGCGAGGACGGTATGGAGGGAACAAAGATTGAAAATCAATCTTACCCGATTCTTGAGACCTCGTCGATCGACATGGACCGCATGTACTTCATGCGATCGGACGACAAGGTTGAGAAATATCTCACAAAAGAGGCTAAGAAGACATTGAAAACCGAAAAGGAATGGATGAAGCGATGCGAGGCGCATTACCAAGACATCTTGAAGGACCGGGAGGACATCATCGTCCGGGTGTTTAAGAAGTCAAATGACATTCAAATCTACTTTCCAATCGCATTCAACCGTATTATTGAAAGTGCGTACCAACGAAGCAAGTCCATTGGGGCACACGTTCTTCCAACGAACCTCACCCCGGGCTACGTGCTTGATACTATTGATCGCCTAATCGACACACTGTACGTGATCAAAGATCAAGGCGTGCAGTTCCTCCATGTTCTACTACGACTCCATCTATCGCCAAAGCCAATGATCCTCAAGTATCGTTTCTCAAAAGAGGTGTTTGACTTCATTGTGAGCGAGATTGAACGTTGCTTCCAAGAGGCCGTTGCAGCTCCAGGTGAAATGGTCGGCATTATTGCTGCGCAGTCAATTGGCGAGCCCGCAACACAACTGACGCTCGATTCGTTTCACGTTTCTGGCACTGCAGCAGCCGTAAAGGCAACTTCCGGTGTGCCTCGTCTAAAGGAACTATTGAGTGTAAGTAAGAATATCAAGACCCCTAGCTTGACAATCTACCTTCTACGCGACATTGGAACAATCGTAGACGCTATCAATGTTGAGGAAGCCGATGGTAGCACGATTAATGACCCTCGCATTGCGGAAATGAAGGATCGTGCCCTCATTGTCCGCAAGCAACTTGAAATTACACGCCTATCGGACCTTCTTGACGAGACGGAGCTCTATTGGGATCATCCAGGTGATGGCCTTGATACTTCAATGGAGGAAGACAAAGGATTGCTTGACGTTTATCGCGAATTTGAGGCAATCCAAAGGTGCCAGTCCGTATCACCCTGGGTTCTTCGTATGAAGATCAATAAAGACCGCCTACAAGCTGCGGGTCTCACAATGATGGACATCTATATTCGCCTCTATGAAGCATACAACAATGCCATGGAGTGCGTCTTCTCAGATGACAACGCAAAAGACCTAGTATTCCGTATCCGGCTCACACCGGAAAAAGAGAAGAAGAAGGCAGTCGTGAGCGCTCCCGAGGAGGAAGTGGAGGTTCGTGACGAGGAGGGTCGCGAGGATGATCCTACAACAGTCGTCGAAGAAGAAGTGATTACGGAAGATGATAATGTAGCTTCTCTAAAGGCGCTCGAGCACAACATTGCTCACAATCTCCTACTCAAGGGTGTTCCATCGATCAAGAAGGTCTCCATGCGTTCTCGAGAGCGCAAAGAGTACGATGAGACCACCATGAAGTTCCGGACTCTCACCGAGTGGATTATGGACACGGATGGTAGCAACTTGCTAGATATCCTATGTAACCCGAACATTGATGCGACTCGCACGATTTCGAACGATGTGTGGGAAATCTTTGAGGCCTTTGGCATTGAGGCGGCCCGGACGGCTCTATACAACGAGATCATGGGTGTTATTCGCGAGAGTTCCATCAACTACCGTCATATTGCGCTTCTCATTGACACGATGACGCATAAAGGGTCTCTCATGTCCATTGATCGCCACGGTATCAACCGCGGTGATGTTGGGCCTCTTGCCAAGTCCAGTTTCGAAGAAACCACTGACATGCTCATCAATGCCAGCGTTTTCAGCGACTATGACAAGATCAATGGCGTGTCTGCAAACATCATGTTGGGTC